GCGGCCGCCGGCGCGGCACCCCCGCCGCCCCCTCCGGCGCCGTGCCACGTCTGGTTCCCGTGCCAGACCCCGCCGCTCGAGAACGACACGACGCCGGTTGCCGGGTCGATGACCCCCAGGCCGAACTTGCTTGCGACCATCTCGAGGATGGACTTGGACCGGGAGCGCTTGGACTGGGCGAGCGGGATGAAAGCCTCCCCGCCCGTGTTGCCCTCGGCCCACTGCACGAGGCCCTCGCCGAAGCCGGGCTGGATGCGGGCCTGCTCCGGCAGGCGCGCCATGCCGCCGGCCGCGAAGGACTGCAGGCCGAACACGCCCTTGGCGTAGTAGCCGCCGTCGGCGTTGCCGGACTTGTTGACCGTGCGGTGGACGGTGGTCACGGTGGCCGTGGTGCCGTCGAGGTCGACGGCCGCCGCCTTGGTCCGGTGCAGCTGGGCCTCGGCCTCGGCGGCGCCGGGCGCGGAGGTGTCGACTGTGGGGCTCTTCTTGTCGACCTCGTCGGCCTTGTGGCCCAGGGCGTCCAGCTCCTGCTCCGCCTTGTCGCCCTTGACCCCGGCGGTCGCCGTCGGGTCGCTGTGGGCGAAGGAGTCCATGACGTCCTGGAGCTCCTTGGCCTTCCGCTTGCCCTTGTCGGTGAGGACCGACGGGGTGACCGTGGGCGTGGAGCCGTCGAGGTCGTCGGCCTGCTTCTTGATGCCCTTCAGCATCTGCTTGACGTTGGGCCCGCCGTGCTCCTGGATGAGGGTCTCGACGAGCTCGGGGGTGAGCTTGTACTGCTTGAGCAGGTCCTTCATCGCCGACGCGGGGATGTGCGCGGCGTCGGCCACGGCGATCAGGGCGGCGCGCCCGGAGAGCAGGGTCTTGGACAGCGTGGCGGCGCCGTCGCCGTTCTTGGCCTGGGCGACGAGCAGGTCCTGCAGCGCCTCTATCTGGTCCTGGATGGCGAGCCGGTTCTTGCCGGCCGCGAGGCTGTTGCCCTCGATGCCGGACTTGGACTCTATGAGCTCCTTCTTTAGGTCGGCCAGCCCCTGCCGCCAGTTGATGCCGGCGGCGTCCACGCCCATGGCCGCGCCCATCAGCGCGTCGAGCGCCTTGTCCAGCTCGTCGGCGGCCTTGGAGGTGTCGCCCATGGCGGTGTCGACGGCGCCCAGCTTGTCGACCAGGTTCTGCTGCGCGTCTGCGGTGTCGGCCGTGGTCCCGCCCAGGTCGGCCATGTACTTCTTGACCGTGAGCACCTCGTCGGTGCTGAGCCCGTCTGACAGGTCGACGCCCAGCTGCTTGAGCTTGGGCCCGAACTTGGTGACGACCGCGTCCAGCTGCTCGAACGCCTGGGCCTGGGCCTCGGCGCCGTTGAAGCCGTTCATGTCCTCCATCAGGCGGTTGATGTCCGCCTGCGAGGTCTTCTGGTCGTCGAGCGTGGCGATGAGGAACACGGCCGAGTTGCGGAAGTTGTCGAGCGCCGTCTTGGCTGCCTCGAACTTGCCCTCGACGTCCGAGTCGATGAGCCCCAGCGCCCGGTAGTTCTTGTCGATGCGCAGGACGTCGTCGGCCAGGTCCCCGAGGCCGTCGACGTGGCCCAGGTCCTCGGCGCGGCCGTAGAGCTCCTCGTACTGCTTCTTGAGCTGCTCGACGCCCTCGACGGCCGACTTCATGTCGAACTCTTCGAACGACTCCTGGACGCCCTTGTTGGCCTCCTTGACCTCCTTGGCGGCCGAGTGGTAGGACTCCCAGGCGATGACCGCGGCCGTGATGGCCGCCACCACGGCAGCCGCCGGGGCTGCCGCGATGAGGCTGGAGGCCAGGGCGCGGGCGCCGGCGGCCGCGCCGGCCATGCCCTCGATGAGGCTGATGAGCGCGAGCACGAGCCGGTCGGCGATCATGACCGCCGCCTTGCCGGCACCGCCGGCGAGGTTGACGGCCAGCGCCACTGCCAGCACGATGACGGCGCCCCGGTTCTGGGCGAGCATGTCGGTCAGCGGCTCGAGGACAGCCATGAGGTCGTTGAACACCTCGGCGGTCGCGCCCACGGCCAGCTTCGCGAACGGCTCGACCAGGGCCCAGACGGCGGAGCCGAGGCCCTCGAAGACGTCCCACAGGTTGCCGACGACGTCGACGAGGTCGGCCATGCCGGGGCCGAACTCGTGGCCGAGCAGCTGGGCGACGTCGCCGATGCCCTGGCCCAGGCCCACGGCGCCCTTGGACAGGGCCACGACGGCGGGGATTAGCTTGACGCCGACGGTGATGGCGGCGGCGTCCACCTGGTTCTTGAGCAGGACGAGCTGGTTGCTGGCCGCCTTCATCTGCTCGTTGAAGACCCGCTGGGTGGCGCCGGCCCTGGCGTTCTTGTCCTCGATGAGGTCGGCGGTGCGGGCGTAGTTCTCGCCCTCGTTGGCCATCAGGGCGAAGGCGCCGCGGGCCGCGCGAATCTCGGGGAAGAGCTTGAGCAGCTGGGAGACGTTGCCGCCGGTCGCGACCCTGATCCGCTCCATGACCCCGCGAAGGCCGTCCTGCTTGATGGCCGCCTCGCCGGACTCGTAGCCGAGCTGCTGGTAGAGGGCGGCCAGGGCCTTGCTGGGCTGGATGAGCTTGGTGGTCAGCTGGTTGAGCGAGGTGACCGACTCGGCGCCGCCGATGCCGGCTAGGGTCATGGCCGCGATCGCCGAGCCGACCTCGTCGATCTGGACGCCCGCGGCCGAGGCGGTGCCTACCACGTTGCCCAGGCTGCTGCTGAGCTCGTCGAACGTGATGACGCCGGCGTTGACCGTCTGGAACAGGGTGTCGGAGACGTCGGCCGCGTCGCCGGCGGAGAGGCCGTAGGCGTTGAGGGTGGCCGCGATCGCGCGGGCAGACACCTCGGTGGTTGTCAGCCCGGCGGAGGCTGAGAGGGCCGACGCGTTGAGGACCTTCATCGCGTCGGCGCCGGCGAAGCCGGACGACTGGATGTCGTACAGGCCCTCGGCCAGGGTGGTCGCCGACTGCGGGAGCCGCGTCGACATGGAGATGACCTGCTTCTCCAGCGATGCGAAGTCCCGCTCGCTGAGGCCGGCCAGCGAGTTGACGTTGCGCATGGCCTTGTCGAAGGCCATCGCCTGGCTGACCGCGTACAGCAGGCCGGCACCCGCGGCCAGCGCGCCGCCGGCGAGGCCGACCTTGAGGGCGGTGCCCCACTTGCCGGTGCCGGCTACCGCGCTGTCGGCGGTGCTGAGGAAGCTCTTGACGAGGCCTGACGACTGGAGCAGTGTCCGCTTGAGGCTGGTGTTGTCGGCGCTCAGGAGGACCTGGATGTTCTGGTAGGCGCCGGTCAGCATCTGCGGCCTCCTATGCCAGCTCCACGCTCTCCACGTCGTCCGCCAGCTCCCGTGGCACCAGGAAGGCCTTCAGGCCCCTCTGGCCGCGCTCCTCGGCGTCCCTCAGGTGCTCCTGCTCCTGCGCCAGGAGGGCGCACCCGCGGCACTCCTCGATGTGGCCCACGTAGGCGAACTTGTCCGAGGCCCATTCTTCCTTGCGCGTCCCGCAGCCGCGGCACACCTTCGCCTGCTCGCGCCGCCACGCGATGGCCTTGTCCTGGTCGACCGTGTCCCAGGCCAGGAACTGAGAGTGCGGGATGCCCAGGGGGACGCAGTAGTCCAGCTCCTCTCGGAGCCGCGCGTCCCCCCACATCAGTTTCCCAGCTCGGCCACCCGGCTGCCGGTGTTCACGGCCATGACGCGGTCCTGCAGCTCCCGCAGCTCGCCCGGCCCCCAGGCCTTGCTCCTGAGGACCTCAGAGTCCCACTCCTCCGGGGTCATCTCCCCGGGGTCGACCGACTCGGACAGCAGGGCCGGCCAGAACGTGTCCGGCTCGAACTGGGCCTTGTGGGCCTTGGCCTCCTCGCTCTCCGGCGGGTGCTCGCGCACGAGCTCCTCGAACCTGACCCGGCCCACTGACACGATGTGGAAGTGGACGCCGGCCTCTGCGACCTCCGCGCGGACGGCCTCGAGCTTGGACTCGGCCTCCTCGATCTGCTCCTCGTCCCCGGTGAAGAGCGCGAGGCTGTGCTGGCTCTCCGCCTGCTTGAGCCGCCGCGCCTGGGCGTCGTCCGCCGGCACGTAGTAGTCGTCGCTGAGCGCCTGCTTGCGGCGCACCTGGTCCTTGAGTCCCACTGTGTTCCTCCCGTGAACGAACGAAGCCCAGCCCCCTCATGCGGGGCTGGGCTCCATCCTGGCGCCCGGGGTTACGGGACGACTGCGTTCTGCGTGGGCTTCGCCGTGATCGCGAACCCCACCTGGAACTGGGCGGCGGTGGCGTCGAGCGACCACTCGTCGTTGACGCCGGTGCTGGTGGCCGGCCAGACCTCGCAGCGCTTCGTGGCGACGTCCCCGTACGGGAACAGGACCACGAAGCCCGCGGTGCCCTTGGCGACCGCGGCCCTGATGGTCGTAGTGGCGTCGTCGTCGTAGAAGTTGATCGACGAATCGCCGGCCGCGTCGGGCCCGGCGATCTGGGCGTCGAAGTTGGTCGCCAGGTCGGGGACCGCGATCGGGCTGTTGTTGAACTGGAACCCGTTGATCGCGGCCACGGCCGGCGAGAGGTCGGTGCCGGCGGTAATCTCCGGCCTGGTGGGGCTGGTGCCTGCGACGGCGGGGAGGAACTTGATCTTGCTGACCCCGCGGCGGAAGTAGCGTGCCATCTGCTGTGTCTCCTCAGCTCTGCTGGTTGTCGGTGCCCGCGGCGGGGCCCTCGCCGGCGTCTCCGCCGGTCTGGTCGGTGGTGGCGTCGACGACCTCGACGCCAACGCCCGAGCCGTCGTCGGCGTAGTGCTCGACCTCGGGCTCCGGCTGGGAGAACACCTCGGTGTCGCCCGGGACAGGCGCGGCGGGCTCGGCGAAGGTGTCGCCGTACAACTTGACGACGTCGGACTTCTTCCGCTCGCTCGCCGGGTACTCGGCGCCGCGGTACGCGACCAGGGCCTTCAGCTCGTCGAGCTTGAGGTCCTTCTCCAGGTCGGTGACCTTGCGGCCCAGCCGCTCGCTCGCCCAGGCCTCCTCCTGGCCCAGGATCACCCAGCCCCGGGGCGCCCAGACGGCGTTGAACACCGACTCGTCGACGACCTCGGCGACCGCCTCGATGTCGGGGTGCACCATCTTCAGGTTCGGCATGTCGTCCTCACTGCCTGATCGACGCGACCTGGACGGTGGCCCCGGTCGCTGAGTAGTTGACGGACGCCAGCCCGGTCGCCGGGTCGGCGAACTGGGCGGCCTTGATGGGGCCGATGATCCTCGTCGTCGCGGTCGGGACACTGGCGACCATGTCGTGGATCACGCCCTGCGAGCAGGCGCGCTTGCCGACCACGGTCACGGTCACGGTGCTGCCCGACGTGTTGGCGACCTGGACGTAGGTGTCGTCTGTCGGGATGACGGTGTCGCCGGCCGCCGCGGCGCGCGGCGCGGTGGACACGCCCGCCGGGGTGACCACCGCCTCGGGGATTGCTGCCACTGGGGCTCCTCTGCTCTGGGCTCAGCTCGTCGTGACGCTGATCGCGAACGTCGCCGGCGCGGTCCACACCTCGTTGGGCCTGTCGCCCTCTGGTGTCGCCCCCGCCAGTCCGATCGCCACTCTGTCGCTCACCGTGAGGCCGGCGGGGGCATTCTGCGCCGCAGCGTACGCGCCACCGGCCGCGCGGCCGGACACCCGCTCAGCGGCCCTTGACTGGAGGGCCTCCGCCTGCTGCCTGGTCCGGCCGACGGCGTCGACCTGGTAGACGTAGGTGGCGTCGCCCTGGTGGGCGCCCAGCGGCGGGCCCGCGTAGCCCCCGCCCGGGATGCTCCAGACGACCAGGTACGGGTAGTCGAGCTCGCCCTCCGGGGCCGCGTTGTCGCCGACGCCGTACCCGTTGGGGTCGGCGGCCAGGAGGTCCACCAGCCACTGGGTGGTCGCGGACCTGTCGGGGGTGCTCACAGGGCGATCCTAGGCGATCGCCTTGAACGCCGCGACGAACTCCGGCGCCGTCGCCTGCAGGGCCGGGCCGAAGTGCGGGAAGGGCGGCTGGTTGTATACCCGGCCCAGCGAGTCTGCGCCGTGGAAGCCGAACTCGAGCCGGCGGCCCTGCGGGCTGTTGGTCCCGACCACGGCCACGAAGACCCCGCCCTCCTCCACGTACTGCACGGAGATGGACCTGCGGTAGTCGCCGGTGACGACGTTGGGGCCGGGGCGCCCCGACGCGTTCCTCATGACCCTGGTCCTGAGCAGGGCGCCGTGGTGCCTGACGATGGCCCGGGTCCTGGCGTCGCTGGCGGCCCTGAGCGACAGGAAGCTGGCGGCCACCGCAGCCTGGCCGGCGACCCGGACGCCCACCGAGACGGCGCCCTCGGCCACTAGTCCCCCTCGGTGCGGATGCGGAGCTCGGCCGCGTACGACGCCTGCACGGCGAAGGTCTTCACGACGGGCGCGGTCACGGCGAGCACCAGCCCGACGGCCTGCGGCATGCGCCTGGAGTAGGCGACCAGCACGAGCGACCCGGCCACGAGGAGCGGGGCCGACAGCGGGAGGTCGACCCGGTAGCTGGTCTCCGACGTGGGCTCGCCGGCCACGACCGGGTAGCCGGGCCCGCCGATCGGCTTCAGCTTGAACGGTGCCGGCTCGAGGGCGGTGCCGTAGACCGGGGCGGCGGCCAGCTCCTCGATGCGAAGTGTGGCCGGGTCCATGGCCACCGCCCCGGGGTCGAACGGGGGGTAGACGACGCAGAGGTCGTCCATGAGGCCCTCGACGATGCCGGCGGCCCCGGAGAGGTCAGGACCCGCCACTGGCGTACCCCCTCAGCACCTCGAGGGCGGCCTGGCCGAACGTGGCGGGGCCGCCGAGCTCCATGGCCTGCATGCAGGCCCGCTCGAACTCTGCCGCGTCGATCGGCTCCAGGAACCGCAGCGCCGCGTCGGCGGCGTCCTCGTGGACCGTCTCCCTGACGTGGACGTAGCCAGTGAACCCTAGCTGCTCGGGCATGGTCCCCGGCTTCAGCTCCAGGTAGAGCCTGGGCAGCTGGCCCTCCTCGTGGTCGACCGAGAACCTGCTGATGTGCGGCGTCATCTCCTGGTCGCCGACCCAGACGCAGGGGGTCGTGAGGCCGGCGGGCTCGTACCTGACTGTCTTGGGCTCTGGCATGGGGCAATGGTGGTGCCCCAGGAGGCCAGAAAGGTCCCTCTGGGCCCCGTACCCGCCGCCGGCTGCTACTTGCCAGCCCGGCGGGCCACCGCGTCCCCGACGGCCCTCACGAAGCGCTCCCGGGCCTCCCGGAGGGGCTTGCTGGCCCCGGGCACCAGGGTGGGCCTGCCGGCCGGGGTCATGTCGGCCAGGCGCTCCCCCGCCGCGTACCAGTCCGTCACCGTGACGGCCGAGGTCTTCTTGTCGACCAGGATGATCGGCTCATCTGCCGTGGCGTAGGCCTGGTCGCCGCCGAGGAGCCACTCCTCGGCGCCGAGCCGGACCCGCCAGAACCAGGCGTCCTCCTGCCCCTCGTCGGAGGCTG